GCCGCCGCCGGTCGCGACCTGCGCGGGCGATATCCTGATCCAGTGGGACAATACCAACGGCAACGGCGACTGGACGCTGGCGGACGGCGACCTACAGACCGGCCAGGACCTCGAAACCGCGTGCCTTGTTTCGCTGTTTACCGACCGGCTTGCGACACCAGACTTCGTGCCGACCGACGGCACCACCAACCGGCGCGGCTGGTGGGCCGATCCGTACAATGATCAGCCGCTCGGCTCCAATCTCTGGCAGTTGGAACGCGCCAAGAAAACCCGTGACACGCTCGGGCTCGCGCGCCGCTACGCTGAGGACAGCCTACAATGGCTGGTCACCGATGGCGTCGCGCAGACCGTCACGGTCGACACCCGCTGGCTCGGCGCGGCGTACGGCTCGACGACGCTCGGCATCGCGGTCGCGATCACCCGGCCGGACGGTAGCCTGACCCGGTTCGTGTTTGGCTGGGCGTGGGATAATCTCGCCACTCTCCGCGTCGCGACGTTCGCCCCACCGCTGCCGCCGCCCCAACCGGGCACGATCTGGGATAACGGAGCGACCGCCTGGGACGCGACCTGGGACCCGGTTAAGTGACGCTATCCGGCAGACCAGAACTCACCCCACCGCGCTTGTGCCGCCACGCAATATGCCGCGTGCGCCGCCTCGGCGGTGGGGAAGAAACCAAGACTAACGGATTTTCTATTCATCATACTAATGCGCGCGGTAAATCCGTCATGCCAAGGAACCCGCCGCACACCCTTAAGCCCGACCTTGTTGTGTCGCATCGCGCCGACATTGGCTTGGTTCTGTGCCTGCGTAGCGTTCCGCAGGTTATCCCAGCGGTTATTCAGACGATCGCGATCCCGATGATCGACCTGGATCGGGTCGGTTCCGGTCATCCATTTGAAAATGATCCGGTGTGCTTTGTAGTAGACATAATCGACAACGCCGATGTGGCTGCCGTCCGTGCTAATTTTGCCGAACGGACGACCTGCATATTTGCGATTCCACGACGCCTGATTACGCTCTGCCAGCCATCCTGGCTTCGCCTTTTTTTGAAAGTGCGTCAGCGGACGCGCGCGCCATCGCAGTTCCCCCGTTTGGGGGGAATAGTCGAAGCATTCGCGCAGATACTTGCGAGATGGCAGCGGCAAGGTTCGCATGCAACCCTCCGATATGGGAGTATGTGCGATCCCGTATAGCAGACCAACACTCACCGCGCTGCGCGATCAAGCGGTCCAGGATATAGCTACGTCGGGCGTTCCGCATCTCGACGGGCTGCTCCGCAATGCCGTGCTCCGCGTGCTCGCCTGGGTCATGTCGGGGCTGGCGTACTCGGTCTATGGCTACCTCGACTGGATCGCGCGCGAGGCGGTGCCGTTTACCGCGACCGACGAATACCTCGAAGCCTGGGCGGCGCTGATCGGCGTCTATCGCAAGGACGCGACGGCGGCGACCGGACAGGCACAGTTCACGCTCGGCGTCCCCGGCACATTCCTCGCCGCTGGCGCCGCGCTGACGCGGCAGGACGCCACGCCCTACACGTCAACCGCCGATGCGACGGCTGACGTCGCCGGCACGCTGACCGTGCCGATCGTCGCGGCGGTCCTTGGCGCCTATACCGATTGCGATGCGGGCACGCCGATCGGCCTCGCGACCCCGCTCGCGGGCGTCAACAACGACGGCACGATCCTGGCACCCGGCTGTACCGGCGGCGCCGATCAGGAATCCGATACCGAATTCCGCACCCGCATGCTGCTGAAATACGCCCAGCCGCCGCAGGGTGGCGCGGTTGCCGATTACCTGGAATGGGCGCTGGAGGTCCCCGGCTGCACCCGCGCCTGGGTCGGCACCGAGATGGGTCCGGGCACCGTCACCGTCCGCGTGATGTTCGATGATACGGAGGCGGCGCACGGCGGCTTTCCACAAGGCACGGACGGCTGCGCGACGGAGGAAACCCGCGCCGCCGTCGCGACCGGCGATCAGCTTACCGTCGCCAACCATATCTGGCCGGTGCAGCCGGTCACCGCGCTGGTCTACGTCAAGGCGCCAACCGCCTTGCCGGTCAATGTGACCCTGCTCGCGCTCGATCCGAATACGCCGGACATCCAGGCCGAGATCATCGCCGCGATCACCGACATGCTGCTGGTCAAGGCGGTGCCCGGCGGCACGATCTACCCAAGCGATCTCTACGAAGCGATCCTGGCGACGCCGGGCCTCAACCACTTCACCATGAGCGTGCCGTCCGCGCCGATCGTCGCCGCCGTCGGCGCCTTGCCGGTCATGGGCACGCTGACCGTGACCTGATGCTGCTGACCCCGACCGCCTCAGATTACGTCTGGCAGTTCCAACGGCTACTGCCGCGCGGCCGCGTCTGGCATCGCGGCTGGGGCTGGCTCCAGGCCGAAGCGCTGCTGACCTTGATGCCGTCCTGGGTGCGGCTGCATTTCCGCGCCAACAACCTGCTAACCGATGCGTTCCCGTGTACGACCTACGAGCTACTGCCGGAGTGGGAAGCCTCGCTCGGTCTGCCCGATCCATGCACCGGACCGCTCGACACCATCCAGGAGCGGGTCGCGGCGGTATGCGTGAAGTTCTCCGCGCGCGGTGGACAGAGCGTCGCGTATTTCCTCGCGCTCGCGGCGGCGCTGGGCTTCGCCAACGTCACCATCACCCAATACGCCAGCACGACCGGCGATCCGACGCACGGCTTTACGTGGCTGATCAATATCTACGCCGCCGAGGACATCACTTGGTTCCGCGCCGGCGTCAGTACGGCCGGCGAGCCGCTGGCGCGCTGGGGCAGCGACTTGCTCGAATGCACCATCAAAGCGCTCGCGCCTGCGCATACCGTGCCCACCTTCGCGTATCCACCTGGGCTGCCACCATAAAGGGAATGGGCCTTGCACCGCATTGACAACGCGACGGCGGCAACCGTCATGCCGACCCGCAAAGCGCTTGGCACCTATGGCTTCTTCACCCAAGGCAATCCGAGCACCGGGGTCCCCGCGACCATCGTCGAGGCCGACATCCTCAACGCGACCATGATGGAGATCGCCAACGTCGTGACGCTGGCCGGCATCACGTTGAGCAAGACCGATGATCAGCAGCTATGGGAGGCAATCAACGCGCTGATCAACGCCGCCCGGCTCGGCTTCACCCCGGTCGAGCAGGGCGGCGGGATCGGCCAGGGCACCAACAAGGTGCACATCGGCTGGGACGGCGCCGGCCTCAAAGCGCAAGTCGATGCGCTCGATCTCGGCGAGATCGGCTTCATCGGGCGGTCGAACACCTGGACGGCGCAGCAGCAGTTCAACGCCGCCCTGACCGCGAGCGGTTCGCCCAACTCCATCACCGCGAATAGCGGCAACATATACGCCGCCGCCGGTCAGGTCGTCGGGCACGCCGGGGTCATCGCCGAGACCGGCAACGTCACCGCCTCCGCCGGTCAAGTGGTCGGCCAGACCGGCGTGCAGGCGCTGGCCGGCAATGTGACAGCCAATGGCGGGCGGCTGCGCGCGTCATACGGCGCGTTTGGCAGCAGTGATCAAAATGCTGCCGTGCTGCTGCTGGACTACCTGGGTTCTCTCGGCGGCAACGGCTATCTGCGGCTCCCGAACGGGTTGTATTTGCAATGGGGCTACTATCAGGTCCCGTGCGATGACACGCTGCGCGCTATGTCCTACCCGATCGCGTTTCCGCAGTCTGCGCCGATCGGCATCGTCGGCTCGTATGCCGCCGTCAATCCGAACACTGGCGGCGACAATATCATCGACGTGGGACCGCTCGGGGTGAATGTGATCTCTGGCAACGGGGCGCAGTTCTATACCCGCAACCGGGCGAGCACCGCCTCTAATCCAAGCGTTTTCGTGATCGCGTTAGGGCAATAGCGATGTCTGATGACCCTGTGCAGTACTATGCCGATGTGGACGCCGACGGCATACAGCACGGCTTCTACACCAGCGTCGATCACACAACGCTACCCACCGGAGCGGTATCGATCACCGAAGCTCAATGGCAAAGCTGGGTGAGCGACCAGCAGCAGAAACTAGTTGATGGCGATCTGGTTGCGCTTCCGCCGCCGCCGCCGACCGCTGATCAGGCTTATACGGAGAAGATCAGCGCCGGGATCGCCATCACGTCCTCCGGCAATGCGAGCTTGAGCGCGACCTATCCGCTCGACACGGCGAGCTTCGCCCTGACCGGCGCGATCGCCCGCGATGCCGCGTCCGGCCTTGGCCTGCCGCACGGACTATCGACGGTGCCGATCGCCGATACCGACGGCACCACGCACGACTTCGATGAGGCCGGCGCGATCGCGCTGTACAAAGCCGAACGCGACATGATCTCCGCGCTCGGCACGCAGCGCGATATCCAGGCCGGCGGCGGCACGCCAACATGGCCACCGCAGAGTGCAGTCATACCATAGCGGCGCAGCATTACGCGCCGCCGCCGCGCTCTTGCTCGCGCTATCGCTCGCCGGTTGCGCGACGCGCCGGATCGAGTCTTGCCTTGTCGGCTTGACGTTGCTCGGCCCTGGGAGCGTGACGATTGATTGCAAGCCGCCATTGGCGCCGCTGGACCGCTAGGAACGCCGTACAGCGGCCAAACGGAAAGGGGCGCATAGGCGCCCCCTCCGTTCCGCGCGCCGCGTAGCGGCTTCCTAGGCGGCTGGCGGGTCCGATACCGAGAGCATCTGTCCGGCATCGAGCAGCAGCCGGAGCAACGCGACGCCGCGCTCGGCTGACGTCGTGACGTCGAGCCGGAGCCGCGCGGTGCCGTCCTGGAGGACCGCGAAGGTCAGCACATCCGGCAACCGCCCGGTTGCCGGCGCTTGGAGCCGGGCTAGAGCGGTTGCGGACGCGGCGGCGGCTTGCGGCCCGCCCGTCAGTTCGGCCTTGCGGAGCGCGTCCTCCGGTACGCCGAGCACCCTGGCGAGTTTCGGCCGGATTTCGGCGTTCGGTGCTCCGAGGCCCTTCATCCAGTAATAAATGCTGGGGGCACCCCGGTCGCGACCTAGCGCGAGGTTCACATCGGCCGGCGTGATTTTTTTCCGCGCCATCGCCTTGCGGATTGTCGCGGCGATGCCGCCGTAGACCACCGCCTGCTCGGTCGGCGATAGCTTCGCCGTGTTGGCATGCGACACCATCACGCGGTTCTCCGCTTGCGGTCAGGTGCGGGGACCACGCGCAGGCGAGCGCGCGAGGCACGCGGCGGCGCCGCC